CTGACTAGCAAAGAAACCAGCTAACCTATCTCCCCATCCCATAGAAAAGTCCATTATGTTCTTTGCTTTGAATAGGTCGTAAAGTGCTTTTGCTACATTAGGTTTGAATTGACTACAGATATACTTACGAAGTCCAATCATTACTCTTAATGCTGACCTATCTATCTTTGGTAGTTTTAAACTATATGCTGAACCCATCAATGATGTCATAAACTTTTCGTTCTCCCAAGTCCGTTTGGGACCTGGTGATACTGAACCATCTACTGACCATCTGTTTTCTTGTTGGAAGTAGTTAGAAGCTTTGTTACCGATATTATTCCTAGCAAAATACCATTGTTTACCTTCGTAATCTAATGACCATTCATAACCATCTTCACTTCTACCAAACCATTCACCTTCTCTCAGAATATCATAAACCCAAGTTCCTTTTAACTTGTTGAAATCCTTACGACAATTGTCTTCGGTCATCTCCATTGTCGGCATCGGATAGTCCATAGCTACTTTTGCCAGAGATTCCTTTACATCATCCTTCTCAAATGTATCCTTTATATAAGTCCATTCTTTTTCATCGATGTGAAGATATGGTTCTTGGTTCTTAAACTTGTCGAAATAATCTAAGTACAATTACTCTCCGAATAGGTCTTTGAATGCCTGATTGGCAGTTGCTGATTGTTCTGACTTTTCTTTCAGTTCTACCTTTGGAGCTTTAATATCATGGTCACCTCTAGCCCATTCGTCATACTCAATCTTACTAGCCATCATATCAGCTTGATGTAAGACATAAGCAATATTGGTTGCCAACTGATTGTCTTTACTCCAATTCATATAGTAACCCTTATTAGCCTCTTCATATAATCCATCTGTCAATCTTAACCCAATATACTCATTCTCTGTCATTTTGACACCAAAGTGTTGAAGTATCCAACATGCTCTATCAGTAACGGTCATGTATTGTAATGCTGGATTATGTTTATAAATCAACCCTTGATTCTTTCTGTGCCAGTCCGAATCATTATGTATGTAATTATCTTCAGATAAGTCACCTACTTTACCTAAGTCGTGATGAAGAGCAGCAAATACTAGTTCTTCGGTGGTAAAGTTATCCATCGTAGCTCCGTTCTTACTCCACAATCCATGTATCTGTTGAGCAAATTCTACAATATGTAGAACATGTTCCACATACCCACCTGGATGAGCATTATGAAAATGTTCCTTTCCACTGGCAGGTGCCAAACACATTCTTTCTTCGAAGTAGTCATACATCTTGTTCATACTTTCAAGTCTTTCTCCATCGAAAGTATTTTGGATGATGTCTCTTAACTTCTTCCAATTATGTTCTATTTGTTCTGGTGTTAATTCTTTCATATTTTTCTCCTAAAAAATGCCCCATGTCGTTAAACATGGGGCTTTTTGTTATTGTCTTTAAGCAGCTTTCTTTGTGTCCTTTGAAGTGAATTTGAGTATTCCCAAGTCACTTGATACTTGACTTGGAAGAACTTCAATAAAAGGCTTCATACCCAATAATGCTAAATATGGATAAACCCATGATTTAAGGTTTTTACTTAAAGCATCATCCCACCTATCAGTATGAGTACTTGACTTATGACGAATAAGAAATGTAACCATTTTCTTTTCAGGTTGAATAGGTTCTATTAATAAACCTTTCTTATCTCGTAATAAGTTCATTTCTAAATCACGCATTATCTGGTCGTACTTGAGAAAGTTAGAGTTGATTGGTATGACAATACCATCTGGATTACCATTCTCATACTTTCTAACCCATGCATTAAACTCAGCATCACTATATGTACGAAAGTATTTATCAGCATCTATGCCCTTATCTTTAGCGTATTGTGCCTTAGCACTTTTTATTAATCCAACTGCCTTTGATTTAGTAATATGCATTTTATTAACCAACCAAGGCTTAACACTCGGGTCATCTAATACACTTTCATCTTCAGAGTCAACAATCATATTCAGAAGTTGCTTCTTCAAGTCATCTTTTGTAGCAGGATTCTTATGAACTTCATCAGGAGCATTCATTTCATTAGAAAATGCTCTCAACTCTACATTAGAATAGTGCTTGTTGTCCTTAAAAGGTATGATTATTACTGGCATACTTTTCATCTTTTTAGATAGTAATCCACCATCTTTAGTATGAGTACCATCTGCACCTATATCTCCGCCATAAAGACCTCTACCTTCAATTATAATAATAGGTTCACAATTGGAAGTATCACCAGCAGCCTCATCTATTTTTTGAGCAATATCCTTTTTTAATTCAGGATGTTCCTCTGTTCTAACTTGAAGAAATTTGAGTTTTTCTAACTCAGCTCTCTTCATTTTAACTACTTTATAATAACCATTTTTAACTCTCTTAACTAAAGTATCAACCGCATCAAAGTCAGGAACTTTGAATTGTGGAGCTCCATTGGTCTTGTTATAATAAAGGTCTTTGTTTTCCCCCCTTCCAATAGTTAAGATATCATTCTCTCTAACTGTCATTAAAGAATAAGAACCATATTCTTTAACTTCATATCTGAAGTTTGAATTGGGATTAGCCAAAGCCTCATTAAACTCTTCATTGGTTGATGAGTTTGTATAACCATCGTTGTAGTCTCCTTTATGGATACCTACATACATTTTTCCATTATCGAGGTTGGTGTACTTGTATAAGTAAGCTTCATAACCTTCTTTTGGTGCTTCAGCTACTCTTGTTTCTTTTATAGACTTAGGAGTCTTTAGTAATACGGACATATGTCCTCCTGTATTCTTACCTTGATATGGATAACCTAGTCCTACTAGAATTATCGCCCATACAAAGCATTTTGTTTACATATCACATTGTGTGATAATTATAATAATAAATTACTAATAATTTTTGTAAATGTCAAGCATTTTTACCAGAAAGTTTCAATCCCTAGAAGTTTTAATATATCGCTATTTACATAGGTATCGATAACTAAATGAATCCTATCAACATCACTATTGTTTTGTACAGCGTGTGGTGCTCGGACATCTACATAATAATAATGACCTTCTTCGAGATAGTTTTGTATCTCTTCTCTGTCATCCCAAAGTGAAAAATTAACTTGGTCATTGGTTCTGATAGGAACATGGATTCTAACAATCTTACCATCTTCTAACCCAAAGTCCTTATCAATCTTATCTGAATGTTTACCGATACCTGAGTTAGCTTTTATCTTCATCAATCTAACTCGTTCAAATGTTGATGGTAACTTATCTAGTATCTCTTTGATAACTCCAAAACCAGCTATGTCCATCAAGGTCGTGTCTTGTAGTTCAGCACTTTCATTAACTTTACTTTTTAGTACATTTGGTTTTAAAATATCTAATGGTGTAGGACCATAACCTCGTAAAGAGATTGCTGTCCAATCATCACCTTTACTATATTTTGTTTTAACTCTTGAAAACTTTGTATTGTCTATAAAATTCAATACATCATCATAATCTAATAATGCTGGTTCTACATCCAAATGTTTTATAACTCCTAGTTTAGACAAACTTATTCTCCTTATATCTATACAATGGCTTTTGTTCTAATAAATAAACTTCACCTTTGACTTGTTTTGTTTTACCCCATTCGATATCACTAACTTTGATAAATCCATATTTCTTATAGAACTCAATAGCTCTTGTATTTAAACTTCTAACTGATAGAACAATATCTCTACCTTTGTTATAGTCGATAAATCTTTCAAATACTCTTCTACCACTACCATCGCCTTGACTCTGAGCAGCAATCTGATGTAGTATACAATCACCTTTTTGAGCCTCATAAGCACTTACTACCCTATCTTTCTCTGTCATCATAGCAACTGCTTGTTTCCTCTTATAATGATTGTATGTGATTAGAACTTTCTCATCCCATATTACATTATGAAATTCAATCATTGTTTCTATTTTGTCTTTTCTGATATGTGGGAATGTATCTCCGTATTGTTTGAATACATCCATTATCTCATCTAAATTATCTAAAGTAGCATGATTCATTATGGTTTCCTAAATATAAAAATTGGTTCATATTTTGATGTAACTCCATCTACATCAACTTTGTTCTTAACATTAGATTGGTCAACTCCAATCATTGACGCCATTAACATCTTTAACTTACCTTCATACTTACCACCAAGTGATTCAATAATATCAATTGAATCTTGTTCTAGTGGATGAAAGTTATCACCAGACAACTTGATGTCAGCGATGTTCCAAAGTAGATATCTATCTGATTTCATACTTTCGTAAGCATTTACTAACGTTGGTTTAAGAAAGTTATCTCTCCAATCTGAATACATTGGATAAGCCTTAAATGATTGTTCATCATCATCTGAATATTGTTCCCTATCAAAGTAAGGTGGTGAAGTAAACACCATATCTAACTTACCCTTATATTGTTGATAATCAGGATGGTCACCAACATGTTCTGAACCCAACTGAAAATAGTGATAAGTATTTTTTGGCTCTTCCCAAAATGGATTGGTTTCTAAACCATGTTCATTAAAGAAGTCAGCAACATACTCGTATCTTGACTTATCTATTTCATCTATCCAATTGTCTGTGTTCGGGTCTGTTCCGATATAATGTATTCTTTTCTTAGAAGACATAGCACCAAGAATCCTACCACCCCAACCACTTGAAGGATCGTAAATGTTTAGTGGTTCATCTTGTTCGATATGGTCTGTATATTTCTCATACAATAATCTAGCAGTAAGTGGGGGGAAGTTAACTGCTGGTTGTGAGTTTAAACTCAACCTAAATATCTGAAAAGCCTTGGGGAATAATCTTGTTTTAATATCATAATATCTAATCATGAAAACATTTGTTTTAGATTTTCTACTTTTAGTCATAACAGTATCTGTTAGGTCATCAATGGTTAACTTAACTTTTAATGTTGGACACCATAGATTAGTAATCATCTCATCTGTAATTAACCCATCAGTATGAGCCTGTTTAATCTCTTCAGCAGTTATAGTAACATATTGTTTAAGATACTTCTCTTGATGTGATTTAGAAATCCATAGTCTGTGATTCTTAAATTTTAGTTTATTATCATTGTAATATTTCAACCATTCAATAGCAGATTCTCCACTCCAATACGGAAGTTTATTTCTTTCATTTTCCTTTCGGTCTTGTGATAAAGACTTACTAAAAGTATACATAGAATCTCTACGAAGTCCTCTGTGCATTGCTTTATAGAATAATGGTTTGTTAACATCTTCTTTAATTCTATCATAGATAGAGTTGAGTCCTTCTCCCATATCACCAATACGAGTTTTCAACATAGTTGGAAAGAACTGATTCACACCATTAGCAAACTTGTTAAAGTTTTTAATAACATTTCGTTGTCCATCATCAGCTTTCTCTATGAAACCATGTATGTCATACTCTCTAAGTTTCTTAAATGAACTAATTATCTGTTCAATTGATTGACCAACCATTGGTGGTATTCCACGCTCATCCCAATCTTCAATAATGAACTGGCGAACTTCTTCTATCCATTCAGCCAGTTCAGAATCAGATTTGGTAAATAACTCATGATAAGTGATATTAACCTTAGAGTCTAATATACCACTTTTTTCGTAGTAGTGTTTACTCTCCATGATAAGGACTAGCCACTTCTCCTACTTTTACACGATATAAATTAGCATCGTGTTCATCACGAGCTAAAAACTTAGTTCCATCTTCTAATGTAAACCACTTGTAGTCTTTCCAACCACTCTTATTTTTCTTTGGCATTGATTCTATCCTTATATAACTGATTAATTTGTTTATCGGTAGCACCTTGCTTCTTATATGCCTGTTCTATTGTCATAGGCATTAAAGGTACATCAGCAAGTGATGGTGGTCTTCCCCACTCATCTACCAATACTTTTTTTTGTAACCATTCTTTTTTTGTCATTTTGTAACCTTTTTATTTCTACTAAATTACGAATTATTTTTGAGTTTGTCAAGCACTTTTTCTTTAAATTTTACAATTCCCTTTCCAACATTCTCTTCCCAATCTACACCAGCGTCACCATCAGCTCCATCAGTAATGTATTTAAATGATATGAAAGGCACATTATATAAGTAACACACTTTAGCAAGAGCGTATGATTCCATGTCAACCACCTGAACCCATGATTCTATATCCTCTACAAATGAATCACCCGTACCACATACAGATTCTTTTCCTATTGGATTAAATTTACTATTACTTATTATCGTTTCTGGTATATCTTCAAATGGTGTTTGATATAATGAAAATCCAAGACCTGTAACATCCATGTCTCTCTGAAAGAACTTGGTGCAATCCACTAACTCACCTTGTTTGTATTTCTTTGGTGAACCAGCAGTTCCATAATTAATTACTAAATCATAAGGAATGTGACTACCAAGTTTACCAAACTTTCGTGTAAGTGCAAATGTAGCATTTATCTTACCAACTCCTGTGTACAACACATCATAACCATCTAACTGACTCTGTGTCTCCATTTC